AAAAGCTACGCCGCCGGAAGCGTGAATCGGATCCTTGTCGATCTAGCAATAGCGACAGGGATACCGATGAGCGAATGGGTCACGGCGGAGCAGATCTATACGGCAATGGAAATATTGGAGAGTGCCAATGAGCGACAGCGTTAGGATTGCCTACGATAAGGCAGATCTCGGCCGCGTCAAAGGCGGATTGAAAGCCATGAGCGCAGAGGCAACGATTCAAGCTAAGCAAGAGTCGTCAGCTCTGACAGAGTTCGCAAAGGGCAAAATCGTCCAAGCTGCTCTGGCATCTTTTAACAAAGCCGATGATCGTATTGCCCAAGGTGCCGTCGTCAGCAAGTCAAGCAAAATTGGCGAGTTATCCTTTGGATTTGCGCGTCAAAAGTTCTCAGGTGGTGCAACGACTCAGCAGCTCTGGGGCGGTTATGAGTTCGGATCTAACAAGCTCAAACAATTCCCAATCTGGTCAGGCAAGCAAGGTCGCGGCTCGCGCGGTTGGTTTATTTATCCGACACTGCGCGAAATACAGCCAGAGTTGATTGCCAAGTGGGAAAATGCATTTGATAAGATATTGAAGGAGTGGTGATGGCCGGACAAAGTAGGACACTCAAGCTTTCAATTCTGGCCGATGTAGATCAACTCAAGAAATCGCTGGCAACAGCTAATGGCGATGTTGAAGATTCATCGAGCAAACTAGGCGAGTTTAGCAAGAAGGCAGGGCTGGCATTTGCAGCAGCAGCCGCCGCCGCCGGAGCCTACGCCATCAAGCTCGCAGTCGATGGAGTTAAGGCGGCCATCGAAGATGAAGCCGCGCAAGTAAGACTGGCCACAGCTCTCAAGAATGCAACTGGTGCAACTGATGACATGATCAAGTCAGTCGAGCAGCAGATTCTCAAGCAATCTTTGGCCACTGGTGTCGCAGATGATAAACTGCGTCCAGCTTTGCAGAGACTTTCACTCTCGACTAACGATGTCACAAAGGCTCAGGATCTTCTTACTCTTGCTCTTGACATATCTCAGGCCACCGGCAAAGGACTCGATGCCGTTGCTAATTCTCTTGGCAAAGCATACGACGGCAATACGGCAGCCCTTGGCAAGTTAGGTATCGGATTATCGGCTGCAGAATTAAAGACAATGACATTCACAGAAGTGCAAGGCAAGCTCACGGATCTATTCGGTGGCGCAGCAGCAGCCAATGCAGAGACATTCGCTGGACGCTTGCAGATTCTCAAAGTGACTTTTGATGAAGCCAAGGAATCAGTGGGCGCAAAGCTCTTGCCAATTATCCAGAAGCTTGTCGAGTTTATCATCAATCAAGTCGTGCCAGCCCTTGGCAAGTTCGCAGATTTCTTTAAGCCAATCACTGATGCAATCACAGCCAACAAAGAAGAGTTTGCCACATTCATCGCATTCATTCAGAAGTATGTCGTGCCGGTGCTGGTCACAGTCTTAGGCGGTGCGTTCAAAGTAGTCGGAGAGATTGCCGGTGGAATCATCAACGTGATCGGCGCAGTCATCGGTGGACTCAATACACTTATCGCCGGAGCAGTTGCAGGAATCAACGCACTCATTCGCGTCTATAACTCAATCCCATTCTTGCCCAATGTAGGACTTATCTCAGCTCCATCGATCAACGTTCCAAGTGTCTCGGTTCCAAGCCTTGGCGCAACTACTGCACTTCCCAAGGTTGTAGTGCCATCAGTATCTGCCGGAAGCGGATCGGGCTCTAGCTCTGGCGGCTCCGGTAGTGGCGGTCTAGTCTCAGCGATGTCAGGAGCAGCAGGAGCAAGCGGCACAAGCTTCTCCACAGCCCTTACTCAATCGGCAGCAATACGCCGCGCAGAATTAGCATCAGGATCAACCATAAACGTTACAGTCAACGGCGCAATAGATTCCGAAGGCACAGCTCGAACAATCGTCAACACACTCAATGACTCTTACTATCGCGGAACGGGCGGCGGCGGTCAGCTCATAACAGCTCCACAAGGCTTCTTCTAATGACTCAATGGGCTCCAGTCTGGCGAGTTAAGATTGATGGCACCGATGTCACCGATTCGGTCATCGCGAATCTTTCAATTACTTCAGGGCGCACCAATATCTACACACAGGCACAAGCCGGTTATTGCTCGATCACTTTGATCATCTTTGGTCAAGCTGCGCTGCCCTATGAAATCAACGACACAATTTCCATCGAAGTTCAAAACACATCGGCCGTCTATGTGCCGATCTTTGGCGGTTCGGTTGTAGATATTGCGGTGAGCGTCTCACAGGTAGGCTCTAGTGCTTACACTCAAGAAGTCACCATCACGGCTCTAGGAGCCCTTGCACGGCTTCAGAAGGCACTCACAGATGGAGTCTTGAATCAGGACTTTGAAGGCAATCAGATTGAGACAATTCTGCGAGAAGTTCTTTTTGCACAATGGCAGCAGGTTCCAGCCGCGCTCCAGTGGAATACCTATGATCCGACAGTTCAATGGCAGGACGCGGAGAATACTGGACTTGGCGAAATTGACACCCCGGGCAACTATGAGCTGGCACAAAGGGCATCAGATCGCGCAGTGGTCTATGACTTAGTTGCAGCTTTAGCCAGTAGCGGCGCAGGATATTTATACGAGTCCGCGTCCGGCCTTATTTCCTATGGTGATTCTACGCATCGAACAACTTATCTATCACTTAATGGCTACACCGACCTAACGGCCAATCAAGCTTTAGGACAAGGCATCACCATCAAGACACGGGCAGGAGATGTCCGAAATGACTTGACCATCAAATACGGCACACTTTCGGCCAATGAAGTTAGCGACACCGATGAGGCATCGATTGGTCTATATGGCAATCTGGCACAGATTATTACCACGACCATTAAACACTCAGCCGATGCAACGGATCAAGCCGCCTTTTATTTAGCCCTGCGCGCCTATCCACAGCCAATCTTTGATTCCATTACCTACGCATTGACCAATCCAGAGCTAGACAATGCCGATCGTGATGCGCTTATCAATATCTTTATGGGTCAGCCGATAGCACTGAATGACCTGCCGCCTAATATGTCATCGGGAGTCTTCCAAGGATTCGTCGAAGGCTGGACATTTCGCGCCTCTTACAATGAGCTTGCAATCACGCTTCTGATGTCGCCACTGGCCTACTCACTGCAAGCCATGCGATGGAATGACGTGCCAATAGTCGAGCAGTGGAATACCGTGTCGCCGACTTTAGAGTGGCAATATGCCACAATAGTCTCATAACGAAAGGGAACAAAGAATGGCTAATCCAACAACCTATTTCGGCTGGGTCATGCCGACTGCAACAGATTTAGTCACTGATCTTCCGGCAGATTTCAACGTCTTTGGTCAGGGCGTAGATACATCAATGCAATATCTTCTTGGTGGCACAACTGGTCAAGTGCTTTCAAAAACATCAAATACCAATATGGCTTTTACTTGGCTAGATCCAGATATTATCCCATCAACTTATAGCGCAAAGACTGCCGCTTACACATTCGTCTCAGGAGATGAAGGCAATATCTTCTCAATGAATGCAGCAACATCTGTTCAATTTAACATTCCAACTGATGCAACATTTAACTTTGCAGTAGGTACAGAAATCAATGTTTTTTGGATTACTGGCGTTGGTCAGCCAACAATCGGCGCAGTAACTCCGGGAACGACAACAGTTATTTCGACAGGTGCAACAAGTGCTACGCCTAAATTGCGTGTGGCCAATAGCGGTGCAACCTGTAAAAAACTAGCGGCTAACTCTTGGATAGTCTTTGGAGATATTGCGTAATGACTCCGATGCTTGGAATTATGGCAAGTAGTGGAACGCCGCGCGGTTTTAATCTTGATTACCTTGTAGTCGCAGGTGGCGGTGGCGGAAGTAGAAACGGCACAACAAATAGTGCGGCTGGCAGTGGCGGTGGCGCTGGTGGATACCGTGAAATTAGTGCTTTAACAGTAAAAAAAGCAACAAACTACACAGTCACAGTTGGCGGCGGTGGTGCTGGATCAACTAGCGCAGTAGTTGCTGGAGCAAGTGGTAGCAATTCAATATTTAACCTTACTACATCTGCAGGTGGCGGCGGCGGTGGTCCAAACTCAACCAATGGTGTCGCAGGCGGTTCTGGCGGCGGAGCTGGAACTTATGGTGCTGGAACAGAAGTAGGTGGAGCTGGCAATACGCCATCGACTTCACCATCTCAAGGCAATAAAGGCGGCGACAATTCTGGCGCCAGAGGCGGTTCTGGCGGCGGCGGCGCAAATACTGCTGGTGCAAATAACATTAGTACCTATAGTGGTGGTAATGGTGGTAATGGCACTGCATCTTCGATTACTGGCACTTCAGTAACTCGCGCAGGCGGCGGCGCTGGTGGATCAAATGAACTTGGTAGTCCGGGTACTGGTGGCACCGGCGGCGGCGGTGCAGGTGGTTATGGCAGTGTAGGTAGTGTCACTGATGGCGGCAGCGGAACGACAAATCTTGGCGGTGGTGGTGGCGGAAGCGGTTACTCTAACTCTTATGGCCCTAGTTCAAGTAATGGCGGCGCAGGGGGTTCCGGAGTTGTAATTCTTAAATATCTAACTGCAGATGGAACAATCACTATCGGCGCAGGTTTAACTGGTAGCACAGCAACATCTGGCAGTTACAAAGTTACAACCATTACGGCTGGTACCGGAAACGTGTCGTGGGCATAATGGCACACTACGCATTTATTACCAATGGCATAGTTACAGAAGTGATCACTGGAATTGATGAAACCAAAACCATTGAAGGCTTAGACACCGAGACTTGGTATGGCAATTATCGCGGCCAAATTTGCAAGCGTACAAGTTACAACAACAACATTAGATTTAATTATGCAGGTATTGGCTATATATACGATGAAAGCAGAGATGCTTTTATTGCGCCTAAATCTAATTGTCACGATGAAGAAGTGCTAGATGAGGCAACTTGCAGATGGAGTTGCGCTAATACAGAACACGAAATCGAAATACCTAATCCACAACATGTCAAAATACCCTGACGGCACAGCCGCTCGGATTATTGAAATTGCGCTTGCCGAAGTTGGCACAGTAGAGACTGGCGATAATCTGACAAAGTACGGCAAATTTACAAAGGCCGATGGACTGCCATGGTGTGGATCATTCTGCAACTGGGTATTTGACCAATCTGGTGTCAAGATTCCATCGATGGTCTCAACGGCTGCCGGTGCTCATAAGATGAAAGAGCTTGGCCGATTTTTTGAAAGTGCTCCACAACTTGGAGACTTGTGCTTCATGGACTTTCCACACGATGGCATTGATCGGATTTCTCACATCGGCATCGTGGTTAAGGTTGGCAAGATCAGCGTCTTGACCATTGAAGGCAACACGTCCGGCGACGGTGATCAGCGAAATGGCGGCATGGTCATGCTCAAGCGTCGCTATATTGGCAAGGAAATAGTGGGTTTCGCTCGCGCTCGATTGGTCACTTATACAGGAGACTATCCAGTGGTCGAGCCACTTCCACAGGCAAAGCCGAAAAAGGAGAAAAAGAAATGACACAATTCAAAGCAATCGCGGCATCATGGGTGAGAAGTTCAGTTGCCGGAGCGTTGGCCGTTTATTTAACAGGCAACACTAATCCAAGAGATTTAGCGATGGGGCTAGTGGCTGGCATTGTTCCGGTATTAGCAAGATGGGCTAATCCGAACGACATGTCCTTCGGTCGCCAGAAGTGAGTGTAGGCGAATGGACGGCGGTGGGTGGGCTTGTTATTGCGGTGCTCACTGCCATCTATTCGTCAATGCGATTCATGGTGAAGTCGATCATGCGAGAGCTACAGCCCAATGGTGGCAACTCACTCAAGGATCAAGTCTCACGCATTGAGGCACGATTAGATCAACTGATGCTGGAGATTGCTCTTAAGAAATAGACACGCCGAGAGGCATTCTTGCCAATGTCAGCCATTGATGTCACTCTTGTTCTGGGAGCATAGACAAGGCTCTCACGGGAGCAATAAATGAATGAAGCATCAATAATCATAATGATGGCAATCGCCGGATTCTTATGGGCGGTGGCCGCGCAAGGGCTACGCCAGAGGCCGAGCAGTTGGCCGTCACGCAGTATCGAAGGAAGTGACTCGATGAGCTTCTTAGATAACTATGAAGATGTAGCTACACGAATCCAGCGATTCTGGGCTACACACCCAACTGGCAAGATTCACACATCGATCACAGACATCGACATCAAGGCCGGTTATGTGCTAGTTGAGTGTCGCGTCTATCGAGAGTTTGAAGATGCCGAACCATCGGGCATCGACTTTGCATTCGGCAACGTGGCAACATATAACGTCCAGATGAAAAAATGGTTCGTTGAAGATACGGTCACATCGGCAATCGGCCGCGCAGTGGGTCTAGTACTCGGAGCCGATAAACGGCCAACAGCTCAAAACATGGCACAAGTCGAGCGAGTCGATACGACAATCGTGAAGTCATCGGCCGATGATTATGATCCTTGGACTGGCATGAATGCAGTCAAGCCAATCGGTGATGTGATTCCGGGCATTCAAGAGGCTCTATTACCCAATGCCGTAGTGGTCAATCCTTTAGATCCAACTCCGCGATGTACGCATGGCGCAAGAATCTGGAAAATGGGCGAAAAGAACGGCAAGGCATGGGCTCATTACAAGTGCCAAGAGGCCAATCGAGCCAACCAATGCACTCCAATCTGGTATGTCGTTGGAGCCGATGGCAAGTGGAAGCCTCAAGTCTGATGGGCGAGCTGAAGATACACACAGCCCGAGGCTGGGTTAAGCTCGATGACATTATTCAAGGCCAAGAGACTTGCACAGTCTGCCTAGCCGTAGAAGGCGCAGAAGGTGCTGGCTATGTCAAGTGTGACCCACCAGAGCTTCTTGTCTATCTATGTCGAGCGTGTAGGCCAGAATGATAAAGATGCACATGAGCGCCGCCGATGAGTGGGCAATACACGAAAGGGCAAGCCATGTGGTCTTTGCTACCGATGGCAATCTTGGCACTATTCAGTATTACAACAAACTCAATAACTATGAACGCGTGGTCGAATACGCCGAATCGATAGCTGCAGAGTTATGTGTAGCGCGCTATTTCGGACTTGACTTTGACATCAGCGCATCACAGGGCAAGCGCAACGCCGATGTGGGCAAGGGCATTGAAGTCAAGTGGACGGCTTACGTTGGCGGCAATCTGATTGTCAGCCCTGCCGATCGAGACAATGACGTGGCAGTTCTAGTTGTTGGAAAGTCGCCAGAGTATTTCATCGCTGGCTGGCTACCGGTGAGCTTTGCCAAGCGCAAGCGGTTTAAGAATCCGCGTCAAGACACATGGTGGGTAGATCAAGGCAATCTTAATCCCATTGAAAACTTAAGTCGGAGTGAGTATGCGGCAACTGCAATTTGATTGTTCAATATGTGCCAAGCTTTACGGAGATGGGCGCAAGATGCACGGGCTAACTAAAAGCGCAGAATTAACGCTTAATGAGTGGTTTACTCAATGCTCTGGGTGCGGTGCATTCGGCATAAAAATTATCGATGATGACATGGTTGCTGGCCTTGAGTAGATATCCACAGGGCTATCCACAGGCAGTTGTGGACAAAGCAACACGCCGATTTCAATCCTTGACAAGGTGTAGCTATATCTGGCTATACTTAAAAGATATATATATCTTGATAAAAGATAAAGAAAAAAAGATAAAAGAAAAAAACTTAAATACTTATAAAAGCGTCATAGTTCTGTCAATTCTCATATTGACCACAATGCCAGTAAATGCGGCTAAGGCAGTAGAGCAAAGCGATTTACTCAAGCTCTACGCTCATTCAAGGATTATTAACTATGAGCAATTCAAGTGCTTTGATGCGTTAATAACCAAGGAAAGCAACTGGAGAGTTGATGCTAGGAATGGATCTCATTACGGTTTAGGCCAAATGCGAAATCTAAACTACAAGAAGCTCGATGGCTTTACTCAAGTGGATTGGTCTATTCGCTACATTACAAAGCGTTATGGTTCGATGTGTAATGGCTGGAGATTCTTCAAGGATAAGGGCTATCACTGATGAAGATAGTCGTATTGATGGGAGCACCGGGTTCGGGTAAGTCCACATGGCTGGCGGCCAATAAAAGCAATCCTTGTCATATAGCCAGCACACAGGCAATCAGAGTCAATCGTGAGATAGATCGTGGTGCATATATGAGAACGATGCAGATCAAGGCTATCAAAGCTGCAGAAGGTGGGGTCGATCTATACTGCGATGGTACACACACAATCACAAGCCATAGGCTTATATGGCTTAACTTAGCTAAACGCCTAGGCGTAGAGTCAAGGCTCGTATGCTTCCAGACATCACTGCAACTTATGCTCATGGCACAGACACAGCGACTCTATCCAGCACCACGCAACATCGTCATCGATCATCACAAGCGATTCCAGAGAGCTATGATTCTATGCAGAGATGAAGGTTGGGATTCAATAGAGACATTGGTTAGATGATGAGTAATCAAAGCGCAAGGGCTAATGGTGGCACTCGAGCGTGGTCTAAAATACGTGAACGCATACTGATTCGTGATGGCTATTGCTGCCAGTATTGTGGATCAGAAGATGCAACGACCGTCGATCATGTACTACCGATAAGCAAGGGCGGTACTGATGATCCGGATAACCTTGTGGCAGCTTGTACTAGGTGCAATTACTCGAAAGGAAACAGAATGGGTCAGTTTTTTGGACAGCCAAGGACACC